GATATGGGTGTAAAGACTATTGGTTATTATATAACGGCTACTACTCCAAATGACTTTCAACTGGCCCCTAAAACTCCGGCTGATGCAGAATGTTGGGAAGAAAGACAAGTTCAATGTAAAACTAATAAAACGTTGTTTGAAAACGCGCGTAAAGCATTCCGTGCTAATCAAATGGCTGAATGGCATAAAGCAGGATATGATTCATATACATTCATTAAAGGTGATGTTGGTATAACATTTGATAACGATGAGTTCTTCGAAGATATTAATTCAGAATCTAAGATAGGCGATCTCAATAAAGCGTTGAAAAACATGGGCAAATCAAAGATCTTTGCTCAAGGTTTTGCCAAATCTTTTACTAACGTATTTGCGTAGGATAACATAAAATGATATTAGGAATAGTAATAGCGATCTATATAGCCGGCTTTTTGATAATACACTTCTTTAAACCGGTTTTAGTTCGACATTATATGAGTGAAGAAAATTTTAGCCTAGACGCTGCTCAATGGCCGTTGATTATAATCATTTTAGTAACGCTCATATGGCCATTAATGTTTATAGAAACCTACATCATTAATCCCATAGTAAGAGCTGGAGAAAGATTCTTTAAGGAATAAGGATATTCTTTTTTGTTCTAAAAATACTGAAATAAACTATATACATGGCTACAGTAGTTTGATATAATAGATCTATAAATTGAGTTAAGGAATAAAAATTATTATGAATCGCGAATGTTTTGATGTTATCACCGCGCGCCTACGCGCTCTCCCAAACACTTCTTACAAAAAGGCCGATGTCGTTGCAGCTTGTACTGACATTGAAAACCGCCATGTGCAACGCTTTATTTACAACGAAATGGTTCGTGTAAAAACTGGCATCTATACTTTACCTGAAGATGCTCCTGTAAAACCTATCGTTCAACCTGCTCCGGTTATGAACACAACCGAGGCTTCTAAACCTCAGCTACAGACATATATTGATGACTCAGTGTATGTTCCTGCAGCAGATTCGCTTTATGTTCCTTGGGGACATTTTAAAGCGCTAAACGATATTGTGAAATCGAATATGTTCTTTCCGACCTATATCAATGGGATGTCAGGTAACGGAAAAACTATGATGGTTGAGCAAGCTTGCGCAAAAAACAAACGCCAATATATTCGTGTTCAGATTACCCCTGAAACTGATGAAGATGATTTGATTGGTGGTTTCCGTTTAATCAATGGAGATACCGTATTTGCTGAAGGTCCTGTGATTAAAGCAATGCGTTCAGCTGCAGTTCTTCTTATCGATGAAATTGACCGTGGTTCTAATAAAATCATGTGTCTTCAAGGTATTATGGAAGGCAAGCCTGTCCTAATCAAGAAAACAGGTGAAACCGTAACTCCTGCCGATGGTTTTCAAATCATTGCTTCAGCCAACTCCAAAGGACGCGGTTCCGACGATGGGCGTTATGCGTCTTCAATCATTGATGATGCGTTCCTCGAGCGTTTCATTGTAACAATGGACCAACCTTATCCTTCAGAAGCAACAGAACGTAAGATCTTAGTTGCTCACGGCGAATTATATGGTGTTGATGACGTTGAGTTCTTCGAGAAACTCGTAATGTGGGGTCAAGCAATTCGTAAGACCTTCTTTGATACTGACGGCGCAGGTATTGGCGATCTTATCACTACTCGCCGCTTATGTCATATCATTAAAACTTATTCAATCTTCAAAGATCGCATAAAGTCTGTTGAACTTTGTGTTAATCGTTTTGATAATGATGTACGAGATGCATTCGTTGACCTTTATGGAAAAATCGATGCTGGCACAGAAACTGTTAGCGAAGATCCATCTTACTCGCCAAACCCATTTAGTTAAAATAACTATTGACATATGAGCTATTATTTGATATAATAGTTCTACTATTTAAACCTAAGGATACTTTATGAAACTTTCTAATGACACACTATCGTTGCTTAAAAACTTTGCAATGATTAACTCTAACATCGTGATTGACGCAGGCAGCAACCTTAAGACAATTAATGAAGCAAAGAACGTAATGGGCTACGCAGCTGTGGCTGAAACCTTTCCAATGAAATTTGGAATTTACGATCTTGGCGAACTTCTAAACGTGTACCACATGTTTGAAGACCCTGAACTTGACTTCGATGCCGACACTAAATCTGTTGTTATCAGCCAAGGCAAACGCTCAGTTCGTTATCGTTTCTCAGATCCTGAGATTCTTACAACTGTTTCGAAAGATATCAAGATGCCTAAGGCTGACCTTGCGTTCTCGTTATCTTCTGACGATCTTTCAAGCATCCGCAAAGCAACATCTGTACTTGGCGTTTCAGACGTAGTTATTACAAATAATGGTAACGAATCATTACTTGTTACTATTACTGACGTTAAGAACACTACAGCGAATCAGTTCGCAATTGAAATCCCGTGCGAAGGATTAGGCGAAGAGGAGTTCAGTTTGATATTTAATATCTCTAACTTCAAAATGGTACAAGCTGACTATGAAGTCGAAGTATCATCTAAACTAATTTCGCAATTCACAAACTCAAGCCTTGACGTTAAATACTTCATTGCTCTTGAAAAATCATCAACCTACGGAGGTTAATATGGATCCTACAGTATTCCAAAATCCTGACGATATTCCTTGTGGTCCAGCGACAAGCGAAGCCCCTGAAGGCGAAAGCATTGACGTTAACGATTTAGCCGATTGCGTTAAGATCATCGATATGTGTTCAGAACGCGGTGCTTTTAAAGGAAATGAATTGAAAGGCGTTGGCGAATTACGTGATCGTTTGGTCAATTTCGTTAATGCCGTTGTCGCTGCTCGTGGCGAAGAAGAAAGCGTTGACGAAGACGATACTAACACCGAAACTGAAACGACTGAGGAGTCTGAGTAATGAGAGAAGTCCGCCGCAATTTTAAACGTAGTTATGAACAGGAAATGAATATGTTATTATCTTCACCAAAAGACCGTGAACGCTTGAAAGATGCCGTAAAAGAAATGTCAGATTCAATGACACGCGTTGACGCTGAACGCGATTTACAAAAAGATATCGTTGATAAAGTAAATGATGATATTGGCGTTGACAAGAAGCATGTTAAGAAGTTTGCTTCAATGTATCATAAACAAAACTTTACCCAGGTCCAATCCGAATTTGAAGAATTCACAAATCTTTACGAAGAAGTATTTGGCTAAAATAACCATTGACACGAGGACCATTATTTGATATAATGGTCTTCTATTAATTATGAGGAGTTTTGAATGAGTAATGAGTTTTTGTGGGTAGAAAAATATAGACCAAGAGTTGTCGCGGATTGTATTTTACCATCGTCTCTTAAAAAGACATTCTCTGAAATTATAGCGGGTGGTGAATTACCTAATATGATGTTCAGCGGTACAGCTGGTGTTGGTAAGACAACTGTTGCTCGAGCGTTATGTAGCGAACTTGGTTTAGATCATATCGTTATTAACGGTTCAGAAGAAGGCAACATTGATACCCTTCGAGGCAAGATAAAACAATTTGCTTCAAGCGTATCTTTAATGGGTGGTTATAAAGTGGTTATCCTCGATGAGGCTGATTACATGAATCCACAATCAACACAACCTGCATTACGTGGATTCATCGAAGAATTCTCGAATAACTGCAGATTCATATTAACATGCAACTTTAAGAATCGTATCATTGAACCATTGCATTCTCGATGTTCAGTATACGAATTTCAGATCCCGCCTAAAGAACGTCCGGCCCTTGCTGGCGCATTCTTTAAACGTCTACAAGTAATTCTTAAAACTGAAAATGTTGAATATGTACCACAGGTTCTTATTGAACTTGTTGGCAAGCATTTCCCTGATTGGCGTCGCGTTCTAAATGAATGTCAACGTTACAGTTTATCTGGTACAATTGATGCTGGTGTATTAACTAATGTTAGTAACGAAAACGTCAAAACGCTGATGGGTTATGTAAAAGATAAAAACTTCAAATCAATGCGTAAGTGGGTAGTTGACAACATTGATCTTGAACCCGCCGCAATATTCAGAATGGTGTATGACAATATGGAAGATAACGTTTCTCCAAATTCGATACCGCAATTGGTTCTGATCATTGCAGATTATCAATATAAAAATAGTTTTGTGTGCGACACGGAAATAAATCTAGTCGCAATGTTTACAGAAATTATGGCCGCAGTGGAGTTCAAATAATGGCAAATAATATAATTTATGATTATGAAACCCTTGGCACTGATACGCGAAATTGTCCTATCTTATCGGTAGCGATTCTTGACTATGATCCTGACGCGTTCTTGTCTGATAAGCCATACACCTTTGGCGAATTATGCGTTAACACAGTTCAATACAAGTTTGACGTAAAAGATCAGGTTCAAAACCATGGTAAGGTTATTAACAAAGAAACGCTTGAATGGTGGAAAGGTCAACCTAAAGAATTGCGGGATGCTCAGTTAACACCACGTCTCGATGATCTATCAATAACCGCGTTATGGGATTGCTTTAAAAGCCATTGCAATAATCCTGATGCAATCTTTACTCGAGGTAATACTTTTGACCCGATGATCACTACTTTCATGCTTGCTGACCAGGGTAAAGCTGAGCCGTATCATTGGGGTAGAGTTCGCGATACACGCAGTTTCATCGAAGGTTTATCTTATACTTCAGGATTAAGTAATAAGTTTATTCCGGAAGATCTTAAAGATGTTTTTGTTGCGCATGATCCCGTACACGACGTAGCAATTGATGTAATGCGTATGCAATCTGTAATAAGAGAAGTGTTCTTATAAATAATACTTTAGCAGTTAAGAAGTATTATACATGGTATTACAAATAGCAACACTCATAACCGCAATCACTATTGCTTTGGTTGCGGCTTATTTCTCTATAGCGGGATTAGTTGCAATCTTTTCAGGGGCTGCGATGTCAGTTATTATAATGGCAAGTGCGCTTGAATTAGGCAAATTAATTTCAGCAATATGGTTGCATCTTGAGTGGAAACGTGTTACAATAGCTATTAAGGTATACTTATCCTCGGCTGTCGTAGTATTAATGCTTATAACGAGTATAGGTATATTTGGTTATTTGTCAAAAGCTCATCTTGAACAAACAAGTGCTACCGACTCGTTGTCGATACAAGTAGCGCAGCTTGACAAACAACTTGGGTCAGAACAGAAACGTCTTGACTCAATTGATACTCAACTAGGGGCACTTGATGCCGCTCTTGATAAATATATCGAATTAGGTTATGTTACAAAGGGTCTCGAAGAGCGTGAAAAGCAAGCCGTACAACGTGATGAATTAAACAGTTTACGTGAAGGGTTTGCCACGAAGATCGAGAAATTGAATGATGAAATGTTTGTTTATACACTTGAAGAAGCAAAGTTTGAAGCTGAACTTGGTCCAATCAAATACATTGCAGAAATGCTGTATGGAGATGAAGCTGAGAGCCAGTACGGCAGCGCTGTCCGATTGATGATATTCATGCTAATATTTGTGTTTGACCCACTTGCGATTAT